TTCTATCTTTACTGATTTATCTTGTATATTAAAACTTATGTCGCCGTAGTTATCAATCTTAGATTTCAACAAAGATATGTTCCAAGAGGTGTCTTTGGCCACCAAATTTATTTTTTGATTTTGTACATAACTCTTGTCAGTTTTGAAAGTAAACTCCAAAGATTTAGCAAACGATGTATATGGAATTTTTATATATTCTGTTCCAGATTGATACTTAGTAAAGTAATATTTTGCATCATATACATAACTGGTTTTGTTGCTTTGGAATATGTCGTTGCCTCCAAATTCACGAATGGTTAAGATATTCAATGGAACGCCATAACATGATAACAACAAATTGATACATTCTTCTGTTCCCTTTGTTTTATAAATTTGTGGAAGATTGTCTAAAATTCGTTTCCAAATAATTTCATTTTTATTTTTAGCAGAAATTACAGACGAATCTGATGCATATGTCAAGATAGTGCTTTTATTTGCAAAATCGGTGGAGGTATCCCAACCAAAAGTCTTTAACATATAGTAAACCAAATCAGGAAGATAATCCTCACTTGATGTGGATCTATTTAACACCGGAAATGATTTTATATACTGATATATGTTATCAAAATGATGACCCACCATTGACAAGAACAATAGATAATCATTATTATCTTCATTAAGCTTCAAATATTCCGGAGTATTATTTACCAAACTATCTATATTTTGAATGTCGTAATTTTCAGCATCAACAATATAGTTATAATAATTAGAATTGGTGTCGGATAACGAACCTTGAATCAAAGATTGATTGGTATATAGATAAGATTCATATCCATCAAACGAATTTTGAATGGAAAGTATATTATTTTGTAGAGATTGAACTTCGTTTGAATATGACGCAGAGACTATTGTATTACTAGCCAAAGCTGCATCTGACAAACTTTGAATTTGAACATTGAGGTTGTTTATAGATTCAATTTTATTCTTAAATACTTTGGTTCTAATTGCAGCAGAAGAAAATATTACAAAATTTTCAAATTGGCTATAATCAATGTTTAAACTTTTTAGCTTGTCAATTATATTGATCTGAGATAAAGTATCGTCTGATAGATTTTGATCCAACGAATCAATATTGTTATAACTATATTTGTTCGCATTGTTAATTTTTACAGAGAAATCAGGTCCACCGATTTTATACTGCGGAACAGTCTTCAATGGCATCAAAATTACATTTTGAACAATTGGAGCTATACTGATATTAGAAACCCAACATTTGGTTTTTACTGCATAATCAAATGATAACGGACTATCAAGCTTTACTAACAATTCTATATGTTTTGACTCACTTTCATTTTGAGATGAAAATGAATGATCGATAAATTTAACTACCAATCCACTTCCAAAATTTAATGCATTTTTGTAATACGAATAAAATTTATTTGAAAACGAGTTTTCAATTACACGCAATACTGACTGAACAAAATTATCATATACTATTGTAGAAACAATTTGTAAATTATTTGTGAGGTCAACGTTAAAAATATTGATTATAGCAAGTTCATTCAAATATTCTTTCTGAACTATGTATTTAATTTGTTGATTGAGTTCTTGGAAACTTACTATATTTTTTGAATATGTATATAACCAATATTTGATATAATTTTTAACACCAAACAAATTTTTTATTGTCGTGTTGTTAAACAAATCCAATTGAAGTTTCTGCGATCCATCATAAATTGCGTTTATAAACGATATAACATCTGCGTCAGATTTGAATCCAAATGTATTTTTAAAATTTGCAATATCTGATGGATTTGATTGTAAATATGCTTTGTAATTATCTTCACAATTAAAATTATCAAGAGACGCCACAATCAACTCGACTACATCTTCTATTAACACCAATTTTCTACAAAATGATTCGTAATGAAGATTTTCATAGAAAACATTTTTATCGGCGGATTGTTTTTGAAAAGTCGGAATCAACTTCACTTCAGTTCTTGAAGGAGAAATCTCAGATATTATCAGTGGATAATTTTGACTGCCTGCTACGATTCTTGTAAAATTATATGACGTGATATGTTGACCATCAAACACATTTGATGCAGATAAATCAGAACCAACGTCTATCAAAAGATTGTTTTGATAGTTAATATAATTGGTTTTGACTTTACGATAGTTATACGTAAATTGGTTTTTGTCTACATCAGTATAGATACCAACTTGAGACAAATATTGAACATCTGGGTTTTTGTATATCCAACCATTTTGTTCTCCGATTGTATTAAAATAAGAAAACTCAACTACATCTCTATCGGACTTTCCGAAAAAAATGTCCGGATTGTTTGTGTTTTGATTATAATTGTTTACATCATCAGCATTAAAATATGAAGCAGTATTAAAGCTGCTTGTAAATGTGCTTACCAATGGATATGGAAAATTCATAAATTATGATGGTGGAGTCAATTTTGCAATGATGTTGTTAAGTTTAGTATTTGCATCATCTCGTTCAGCCTTCAATTGTTGTATAGTATATTCAAGCTCAGCAATGACTTGTGATGAAACAGAATTAACACTTCCACTTGCCGCAAGTACGGATTCAACATAATTATTGGAAGTATTTACATTGGTATTTATAGGAGTAGATAACACAGGAATAAATTCTTCAAATTTTACAGATGGAAGAAGAGATTCAATCTTATTGACATCATAATTAAAATCATATAACCCCACTTTCAAATATTGAGTAGCAAAGCTAGGATTGTTTTCATCCACAACAAGATTTCCAAAAGTATCTAATTGATATTGATATGTTCCGTTGTGAATAAAGTCGTTTATTTGTTCTTGATACATGCTCATCTTGTTATAGTAAATATATTGCCGTTATCAAAAATCTTAACTTCTCCATTAATTGTTGTTTTTATAATTAATCTATAATATCTAGCTACTGGCAAAGTTGTAGTATCAAGATTAAAATAATGAATAGACCCATCACAACTCAATTTAGTATAATCATCAAAATCAACGACCATGTTTTCACTTTCATTGTCTTTAATTGCATAATATGTATTTGCTGACAATAAACTTGAACTCAAATATTGACTTTGTTGAGTTCCTTTGATGAAATTTTTGAGAGGAGACTTTTCTCTGGCAAATACATTGATTCTTACCAGCGAACCAAACTTATATTCTCTATTGAGATTCTTGACGACCACTGTATATGGATTATATGAGTTCAAAGGAACCATACTTCCTGTATTATATACACTATCATCCCAAGACACGTCCAAATATGGAGAATAGATTGTGTTAGTTTCTTTACTGAAAAACTTAATGGTTCCGTTAATATTGTCAATTCCAGACAATTCAAGAGAAGTCATCAAAATCATACCTTCATTTGGCACACATCCACATAACCAACCTTTAACGATGTTGGTAACATCCATATTGATGTCAGAAGTTGTATAACTAAATGCTTGTGATGACAATAAAGAACTTCCAGTAGATAATGTAGAACAGAATTTGGATGCAAATGATTGTGTCAAAGATGATGCAACACTTGCTGAAGTAGAAACTTGCAAATTATAAATGTCTTGGTTGAAATATGATATCAAACTTGATGAGAAGTTTTGTAGAACACTTGATGAGAATGTTGCGTTCAACAAACTATTATAACTTGATATAATAGAAGCAGATTCACTTGAACTTACATAACTCAAGAATTGTTGATTTAACAAACTTGCAGACAAACTTGCTGTTTGATTGGTTGGATCACATGCACATCCACTTGAACTATACCAATAACTTGCTGAAAGTTGATTTGATAAACTTGAAGAAAACGAGGTATATGCATTGTAAACATATGAAGATGATATGCTTGAAGATATACTTGCAGTCACCAAGTTATTTATTCTATTATACAAATCGGAATATATAGTAGAAGGCGTTACGCTACTTGAAAGTGAACGAACATATTGATATGATTGAGAAGTATAAGTTACTAATGATGCAGAATCGTTCAATATTGTTTGTATACTTGATGACAAGCTATTCAAGAATAAAATACTAGAGGTATATTCGGTTGGATATACAGAACTTGTTATATTAATTGAAGCAAGTGAAGTTGAAATACTTGCCGATGTATTTATATAAGTTGTTGTTGCAAATGAATTGATAAAGTTGTATGCTTGTGTCGCATTTGAACTTGACAAAAGTGAACTTGACAGTATCAAATTTAAACTGGATGACAAGAAACCTGCAAAACTGGAAGTCAAACTTGTTTGTAAACTTGATGAATATTGACTTTCAAATGTAGGAGTAGAACTTGCAGTATTGAAAAATGTAGTCTTAACACTTGACGTAGGTTGAACGAATGAATTAGGAACACTATAATACCAAGTTCCACCTTGATTCACAAATGAGCCAGTTGCAAAACTTTGAGTTAAGAAATAGTTGTGTGTAGTAGAGTAAGAATTACTTGAACCAGTTCCATACCAGAAATTTGCATCAGTTCCTGCGTCATTGGTATAATTCCAACTGACTCCTATAGAATCTCCTCCAGTTGAATAACGACCTGTGCCCATATTCCAACTTTGGCTGATTGGAAACGCATAAATTGTATAATCTGTTGGAACTTCATCGGTTTCCGTTGCTTTTAACTTAAGATAGAATTTTATATTGTCTGTAGTAATATTTCCCGAAGCAAGTGAGGATGAAAGACTTGAGAGATCGAATTTTATCAATATTCTACTCAACTCTGGTGTATTATAATAAGTATAATATGGTTCATATACATCCATTGTTCCTGATACAGTTCCAGTTAAACATCCATTAAACGATGTTAAAGATCCTGATACATATGAAAAGGTTCCACTAAAAGAACCAGTTGAACTGCCAGTTACAAATCCATTGATATTTCCACTAAATCCACTTAAAGTAGATCCTGTGGTGGTTGTTCCATTATAAGAACCAGATACTCTACCGTTGAAATTTGAAGACGTAAATGAAGAAGAACCCGAAATATAAAATTGTGCAGACGTGTCGCTTCCACTGAGATATCCGTAGAAAGATCCGCTATAATTTTTTATAGAAGAATCATATGTTCCACTTACAGGTACATTTGTATATAAATTTAAGAGTTTATTCAATTGAGGAATTGATTTTAATTCCAAAATTTCATCAATGCCGAGATTTTTATTAACATAACCTATTTCATTGGTTATGTATGAGTCTTTTGATGGATATATAAATGTGTGCATATTACATTACGCTTCCTTGAATATCTACGGTTGGGAATTTAACCTCAAAAACACACGGATCCAAAGATGGATAAATGATATTATTTTTTGTAGCACCTACTATGTCATATTGATACGGAGAATAATTTCCATCAGCAGATGTAAGATTCATGATTTCCAAACTTGCAACAGATTGTACTCCGTCAACTTTTGCAATTTCTAATTGAAGTTGACTCAAATTTATTGGTTGTGAGAATCCCCACTTGTCAATGTCAAAAAAGTCTTGAACTATTTGATTACATTGATCCAAAACATCTTTTTTGTTATAATTGTTATAAGTTACAATTTTAAATTTGACGCCTATGTTAATTATATATCCGTCAATCAAATTGATACCGTCAGTTAACATTCTATATTTGGAAAGATACTGTTTGATATTATATGTTAAAGCATCATTTATTGGAGTCAAATTTTTGTTTGAATCATATCCAAGAACATATAGATTTACTGAAAATGGATTGCTAATATCATAGTTTATTTTTCTAAAATAATTCTCAATCGCATTGGTTGTTGCAGTAGCATTATTATTATAATCAACATATCCACTTACATTTTTTTGTAATCCAAAGTTCAAATCTGCATCCGATTTCACAAATGCTTTTGCAATACTTCCAAATTGAGATGGCATACCAAATGTTCTAACAACATAATCATCTTTGGTTACAGCTCTATTTTGAGAAGCAAATGTTGCTATCGCATTCTGACGAATTTCTTCTACTGTTTCTTGATCAGCTCCGCCTGTGGCAGCAATAAAATTATTAACTTTTAATGTTTGTTTGATTGTATTAAACAAATTTTGTTGGGATGGATTCAATGAACTTGCATCATTCAATAGTTGATATGAATTTATTCTAACGATCTCATTAACATTACAATTTGATGACAGTCCACCCCCAACAACATATGTGATAGTCAATGTAGTATTTGCTGGTGCGGTTCCATATGAATTGGTTTTCAAGAAATTGCTACTATCAAGAGATATATCAATATTTCTGATATTAGCCAATCCAATACCAACTACACCTGCTGTAGGATATATGATTTGATCACCAACATTGTCGGTGTTTGCTCCAAATTCTAAATATGTCGTGTTGCTTGGAGTAATATTTCGTGTAAACTTTCGTGAAGTCATCAAAGACTTCATTATCTTAGGAACTTCTGTTTTATAAACATAAAAAGTTCCGTCATTAGTTTCATTATTATCTACTTCAGTAAAAATTACTTCTTGTGCTAGATATTCTACTTCATACCATTTATTGTTATTACTGTCACGAATATCTATGATTTCCAATACATTTGTTTCATCAAATTCAATATGAAAAAATGGAGTTGCTGCACCAACAGATACAGTCTTTGTTACCAATTTGCCGGAAAATGCGTCTGCCGTCTTTCTTAGAAGGAAAAATTGAGGAACTCCAAGTGCATCTCTGGAATATACTGAAACTTCTCTTGGTGAAAATGATGTATCAACCGAAAAATCAATTGGTTCAGAAATCAAAAAGTTTTGTCCAGATGTATTCTCCAATTGCATATATTGTTGAATGGATAAACAATATGATTCGTCTGGAATATAATTACCATCAGCATCAGTTATTGATGGAACCAATTGAAACAATTCAATTTGAGTAGTTGCTGCCTTAGCTGCATATGGTTTATATCCCAAATATTTAGCTAAGGTCAAAACATTTTTACGTTCTTCTGCGTATGGAAGAAGACTTTCTTTGAATTGATAATCTATATAATAAGAAAGAACATCACCGACATATGCTGCTTGTTCAATGAACATTGTGCCGGGTGACGCATCGCTAAAATCCTGATAACTTGTCGGATAATAACTTTTAGCAAAATCAATCAAACCTTGTTTGAATGAATTAAAATCCCGATTAAGGTATTTAACATCCTTATTCTGAGGTTGGAATGATTTTTGTATTGTATTTGCCATACTTTATATGTTATTCGTTGTATTAAACGAAAAGCTACTTGTTTGATTATTAAATGTAAATTGTATACTTATTCTAACTATATAATTATTAGCGTCTTCTGCTTTTTGTGTCGGGGAAATGTCTAAAAATATATTGTTTACAAACACATTTGGAAACCAAGTTTGTATATCTTCTCGGATTACATTTTGAAGAATAGTATCAAAACCATCAATGTTTTGTTCAAATAAGTAATTATATAGTCTGGTTCCAAATTGCGGATTAAAACGTCGTTCAGACGGTCTAGTTTTAAAAAAATTCAATAAATTTGATTTTACTTGTGTAATAGAGTCGTATGACTGTGCAAAATATCCATTGTTACCCTTTTGCAATGGCAAAGTCAACCCAATTGTAGAAGGTTGTTTTAAACCAATGTTGTTAGATAATTTTGGTAAAATGGTAGATTTAGTAGCCATATATATTATTCAGTTTGAACCAATCCACTGTTTAGATTACCTTGTTTTTTCTTTTTATCTACTGCTTTCATCAAAGATCTAAAATCTCTAGTCATAACGTCCAATACTTTTGCTTGTTCTTCATTTACGGGAGTAGGCGTTGGAGGAACTATTACTGACTCATTTAATTGCTCGACAGAATTTACGTTGGATGAATCGTTAATAAATTGTTGAGAAATGCCGCTAGTTGACAATGGTGATGCCAATGAAACATACGAACCCTCTCTAGGAACTCCACCTACAGTTTCATTCAAAACTTGATTCAATAGATCGTTATTGGTATATTTTTTAATTTGACGTTTTTCTTCCTTCTTGACTACAACTGGTTGTTTCTTTGCAGGTATAATCGTTGAAGTTTCTTGTCGTTCGCTCAAAACCACTGATTCTGACTTGTTGGATAAAATTTCAGTCAAAATCTTTGGAATCATCAATGGTAACGATTTCTTTAACTCTTCTTGAACTACAGACTGTATTAATGATTTGAATTCACTTGTTTTCATATACTATATAATTATCAAACTGTTTTTAAATAAAATGACAATATTACGAACTAGTTCCTCTATATTTTATTGAGAACATTTCGGACAAAAATATGGAGGTTTTGGAACATTGGGCAAATTTGCTTGTAATTGAGCAAGACTTGGTAATTTTGGTGGTTCTCCCAACCAAGTCTGGACTTTAACATCAATTGGTAATGGATTTATAGAGTCCAACGTAGGAACCTTTGGAATAGGAACTTGAGATATTGATGGAATCTTCAAACTTGGTAAATTAGAAACGTTTGGCAAGCTCGGTGCAGTTGGAACGTTCGGTAATGTAGGCAAACTCGGAACCGTAGGAACAAATTGAGAGGCTCTATCAGTAAGATCTTTTGCAGTAGGCAATCCCACTTGAGGAACTGGTATGGATGATGGAACTGGTAAAGTTTTCAAGGAATTCAACGAATACTTCGCACAGTCTATATCAGGTTTTTGAAATTTTAAACCAGATACACGTTTGTCTGGAAGTGTATTTGATACGTTTATAGGCGTAGTATCAATCAAATTATTGACACTATTGGAAACTCCACTGAGTGGATTTTGAACATCTATAGATGGAGGTTGGGGCAAAGATATCATATGTTTTGAGTTGGATTTGGTCCTCTATTTTTACCATAATAACCTCCAGGAACTCCTTCTCCACTAAAAGTATTTATTTTAGTTTTCAAAGAAGATCCTGCATATTTGCCAGGTGCATATCCTCCACCCGTTACAAATACTCTTTTACTTAAAATCTTTTCCAGAGAATCTCGTAAAGCTGACAAACTCTCTTGTTGTGATGCGATTTGAGTTTGATATGGATCGGCATCTAATGTATTAGTAGGATCCGCACTTACAGTATTTATTGGATCAGCGTTGTTTTCAATTGAAACTGGTCCCAAATCCGTTCCACCGACTCCACTTATAATATTAGTTCCACCACCACCCGCAGTTGATGTTCCGGTTCCTGGTCCAGCTCCTACATATAAAGGAACTGGAGGCACGGCTGGAGGATATATATGAACGTGTGGATGTGCATGTATATGTGGATGAGGATGAATGTGATGGTGTCCATGAATATGATTTAAGATCCAATCACACAAATCATATAACCAGTCAACAGTTGTTTGTCCAAGCAACACGGGTTCACTTGTTTCATCATATTCTCCCAAATAAATTGCTGGACTATTTAATACAGTCTTTGTATTGGATGTAATTACAATTTGATCTTGTGCATCCACTGTATATTCGCTGTCAGTAGCGATTCCATATCGTTTTTTACTAAAATGTAAAGTCTCTTCTGATTTGCTACTCAATACTAATCGATCACTATTTATTACAATTTGATCTCCAGTAAGTTTCGGAAATTTAAAATTCGAACATCCATTTGGAGAAAATGCGGAAATTTCTTCTTTTCCTTCTTGAAATATTGTCTTTTTTATAGTCGGAACAAATTGAGATTCTGTCAATCCGGATGTGATGTGTATTGAAGATCCGTCATTATTTATATCTTCTGAGATAAATCCGCCAGTGTTCTTCTCCAATGAGTCTGTTTTTATTGGTCTTTGACGGTTACGAATCAAAATCATAGGATTGCCGCCACCTGTTATGGAATCTGGAAATTTTGGATTTTTTAATTTATCTTTATTTACATAATCCTTGTATTGTGGAGAACTTTGATCATTTTGTCGATTAGAGTCATATGCTGAGAATCGGATGCTTTGTCCAAATCTACTTTCAATTACAGAATCACCTTCGTATTTTTTTATTGAACGTATATTGT